AGTGTACTACAAGTCTTGGTTCTTGTTGAGAGTAATCAAAACAACCCCACGTATGATTACGTTCAGGCAAAAATAAAGATCTTATCATTGGTCCTAGCTGCTTGTTTCTCGCCGGGATTTGCTGGAGGTTTGGATTCGAGTATGAAAATCTTCCAGTAACGGTTCCTCCTCCTGATCCTCTAATAGGATTAATATCCGCATGAATCCTGCCCCGATATTCATATTTAATAATGGTGTCGATAAACGTTGTATGCGCCTTGTTAATTTCTCTGGCTTTTGCTATTTTCTGAACTAGAGGATGTTTATGAGTCGAAAGAAAGTTCTTAGTAAAGGAAGGGGCTTGTGTTTTTGCTGTTCTTTCAAAAGGTAAGTTCAGTTTTTCAAAAACTTTGGCAATGGATCGTGCAGCCCATATCTGAGCATCTATTTGTGTTTCTTTTTTTATTTCTTGCAGCAATGCTGTTTCTTGTCCAAGTAATTTTTCTTTTGTTAGGTGAGCTCCTTCGATATCTACGCGCACGCCTCTAATTTTCATATCAATTAAACAAGGAAAAAGATCCGTTTCTAGTTTGAATATTTCAGATAAATTTTCTTTTTTTATTTCTTCGTTTAATAAATTAAAAAGTCGTAAAGCTAATTCCGCATCTTTTTCTGCATAGGCTCCAACATCCATAGCAGGAAGTTTATACATTTCTGATTTGGGATCGACTCCGGCTTTATCCGCTGCAAATCTCAATGCTGATTCATCTTTAACTTCTTTAAGATAGTCATACGCTACACTATTCAGTGTATAAGAGAATCTATTCTCGTCGATTAAAGACGCCATAACCATGGTATCTACAATCGGTCCATTGATTGTTACACCATAAGCCTTTAGCCAACAGACATCATACATGGCATTATGAAATATTTTAGTTGAAGGTAAGGCACAAATTTCTTTTACCCAATCCATAACATTACGTTCATCAAAAAAATTCCCCTGCTCGTGACCGAAAGGAAAGTATCCACGCCATCCATTAACTGCAACTGCAACACCAACGATGGCCCCGTCATTAATTAAAGCACCGGATCCTCGTTTAGTTAGGCCCGGGTCTTTTGTTTCTAAGTCGATGGCAATATGGGAGTATTTTCTTAAGTCTGGAAACGAATCAGGACAAACCCATTCTGTTTGCGCTTCAAACATCATGTTCTAGATTTCCATTTTTGATATCCTTCTAACCATGTTTCTTGTTTTTCTTTCTCTTCGCTATAATCTCTCTCAATAATCATATCAATATAATGTTTTGCTTTTAGTAAATCTTCCTTTCCTCCTTTATACTGATGTCTGCAGATATATTTAATAGCATTCCCCTCTGCAAAAAGCAACTTATTTTGATTTATAAATTCACTAGGTTGGATCTTCATTTTGCGATAATGTGATCCTCCTATTTGTTTATCATATTCACTCATTCTATTATTCCTCCTATAGTATAAAATTCTTTATCATCATGTAAGGGCGCCATAAGATAAAGCTTGTTTTTTGCTCGGGTTACTGCCACATAAACTAATCTATGTTGTGCGTCTGGGTTTCTAATTGCCTCTAAATACGGTCTAACTTGATTCTCTGCTCCATAGTCTGGAAAAACTAATACATTATTGCATTCCCTACCTTTGGATCCGTGCATTGTAGATAACTCTATTCTTGTTTTTTCCATTAAATTATCTCCGCGATTTAATAAAGTTTTAATATAATCTTTAATTTTATTCTCTATATGTAATTGCTCCCAGTCGCCCGTTGCTAGTAGCCCGTGACTTTCTTTTAGCTCCTCTAAGTTTACGTTTTCCACAGTGTTGAGTGTCTTGCCGCTAGAAAAACCGTGCCTAACATGTCCCGCCTGGGAACTTAAAAATTCTTCGTAAACAGTCTGAGCTTCTTCACCACTGACTCTTGCTCCATTATTTAACCGAGTCCAAACTTGATAAGCTTTCAAAATTTCATTAGGTAGAGCGCTATTTACTTTTCCCGAAAATCTTATCCCGAGACCATAAAAATATTCTCCTATTTCATCTAATAATTTATTTGTCTGAGCCAGTATCATCCAATTATCCTCAGAAAAATCTATGTCCTCTAAGTACATATTCTCAAAAACTTCTCCTTCAGCCGTTCGAGGAGTCCAATTTTTTAATACTCTATTTTCTTCAGGAATTTGGGAGATAACTTCAAAAGCTTTTTGGTGCACTTTTTTAGGAACTCGATGCGATTTTGTTTGAGGATCAAAACTTCCTTGTAAGTTTACAAATATATCAGGCTCTGCGCCTTGGAACCCATAAATCGTTTGATCATCATCTCCTGCTACATAAGATCTCTTACAATTTTTTTCTATATAAAAAAACATCTCCCATTGCAAAGGATTTAAATCCTGAGCTTCATCTAAAAATACAGCATCAATATCAGGACATTTTTCTCTTTTGATAAATAACTTAATCATATCAGAAAATTCAATCATGCCTGTATGTTCTTTAAAGGTAGCCAGGTCTTGTTCTAGCTGCATAGTAAAATCTATATCCACCGATTCATGTTTTCCTAACTGTAACGCTGATTCTTGTAAATCTATTTTCTTTGACCTAGCATATTGTATGATTTGCATATGATCGTTTTCATACGTAGGATTTCCTGATGCATCAACGGTTGTTACAAAAGACATATTAGCGTAAGCTTCATGATTAGGGTAGTTTTGAAATCTTCTCCACTTCTTTTTACCCGACAGTAAATTTTTACCGGTATCAATTTTACATTCGCGCGTGCCTAAAGAATGCATGGTGGAAATATAAAGAAGATCGGGTTTTATTCTTTCCCTTGCATTTTTTGCCGCTGCATCGCTAAAAGTAATGTAAATAATTTTTTGAGGATCGGTTTTTAATTTAGTAATCTCATGTTCTAAATGGTGATTAACCAATCTAAAGGTTTTTCCAGTTCCTGGAGGACCGTGAATAATTGTTCTTTCTATTCCCATGGTTCTTTTTCTTTTGCATTAATTCTAACATTAGGTCTTTCCAATTTAATAGTTTTCATGGACATGACACGAGTATTTTTTGGAATTTTTTTCCATATTTCCTCGACTCCAAATAAACCCTGCATTAATCGTAATGTTTTTTGTTTTGGATAAGTTTTATCTGGCCAAGATTTTGTTCTAAGTAAAAATCTCCAGAAATTCTTAAATTTAAAATAGCTAGTTCCTCCCTTGTCGGTAAAAGCTATCCCTCGCATGACATCTTTTAATTCTTTTCCAGGAGTTTTATTAATGTAGTCCGCTAATATCTCTGTTAGTTGTACATCGATTTTAGAGGAAGAGGGCGCTGGTACAATTTTTAGGTTATCAAAAAGTTTGATTAATAATTTTCTCCACGAATGTTTTGGGACAGGCATCATGGGTTTGCCCATTTGATTCATGCAGGCCAATGAAAATTTTTCAGGATCATGTAAGGTTGCATCATCTACTTCAACACTGTCACCTCCTATAGAAACAAAATAAATAGGAGGATCAGAATCATATTTTCTTATTTCTGACATTTCCGGTACCGGTGCATCATCCCCTATACCAAACTCTCTCGTCATGCATTTTTTAGCATTACAAAAGCTATTGATGGGCTCATCCTTACATTTGTAATGATACTCTTTACTTGTTACGGATTCTATTAAGGTATTTATTTCTGGTGTGTCTAAAGGAGGTTGCATAAATTGTGTGTTATAAGTGAACATATGACTATGCCACTCATCTTTTTCTGGATATCTTTTTTTAAGATAGACTCCTACATTATACATACAATTATTTCTTTGTCCGTTTGGAACACCATCTGTTAATAAAGAAACTAGACATGGTGGCATTCCTTTAAAGTAATTTATTTTCTCTTTTTCATCTTCTACTACCAGATTCTTTATTTCTTCTTCTGTCATGGACATTGAGTCATAGAAATCAAAGAACTCATTTAAATCCATTCCAATGCCTTTTGAGTTAAATGCATATCGAACTGTTCTTTGATTGCTATGATAAGGTAGATTTAAAAAACTTCCTGTATCTCCTCTGTCTACTCTTATATAATCTTGTTTTGGATATATTTCTGATTTTGCATACCCCATAGCAGAAGCAACCATTTTTAGCTTTGCTCTCATGATTATTGCTGGAATAAATGTCTTTGAAAAAAGAAAAGCATGTGCTCCCCCTGATTTAGATCGAAACACAATCATTTTAATTTTTTTATCAGATAATTTTTTAATAAAAGTCTTATGATCAAAAGGATATTTGTCAATATCAATACATCCCCACTTGCACTTATTTTCTTTATTGATTGGAATGATCGCAAGTCCTGGATATTTTCCTTCTAGATGATCCTTCCAGTTTTGGTCTATAGGTGCTTTATGAATAGTAAAAGATTCAGTTTTATTTTTACCCCGTTCATCAAATTGATCACTTTTTTTAGTGATACCGTAGGCGCTATCTAAACCTTCAAATATTTTTTTAAATTTTTCTAATTCTTTCATCATAACTTTAGTATGGGCGGTTTAAGTCTCCCGCTGCCGCCCACAATTCCAACCGGAATGGAATCCTATGATATTTTTCCGTTTGACTGATCGGCTCTACGGCAACTTTCATAAAACTTTTTTGCCCTATTATAGATACTCGTGTCAGTTATTTCTCCTACCTTTTGTATGTTGTAACCATACCATTCGTTACCCTTTCCAGTATTTTTTACGGAAGATAACTTATAGATGTGGCTAAAAGGTGGCGGCGTGTATGGACCATCTTTTCCATCTTTAGTGATGCTCATCATCATCGAGTTCCATTTTCTTGAAACCTTTGCTTGAGTTGAGGACATTGATATCAAAGCCGTTTCAGCTGATTTACCATCAGATATGATGACAAAATGCTGAGCCGTTTTTTGAATATAATTACCATTTGGTAATCTATCTTTGCCCATTGCATCCTTTGATGTTTTAGAAAGAATATCACTATTACCAGGAAATATATTTTCTGGTCTTCCTGAGCCTGTACCGAAGTCAGCCCATTCTTGATACTCTAATCTATAGTGACAAGGAATAACTTGTATTCCTTTTTCTCCGTCGTACAGTTTTCTTGTCACCGTGTTAAAAAACATACCAGGGTCAGCACCTTCAACATAATTAGCATGTTTTCTTTGTGCTTCTGCTGATCCGTTTTGTAGAAGTTTCAAAATTGGTAGAGCCACACTTTCTGAGTCTACGTTTTCGAAACCTTTTGTAGCGTCCGCTTCAAACAGAGCGTCTGATGGCAGACCTGCTTCTTGTTTTACAGCTACTCGCTTCTCGTCTCTAGTTTCCATTTTCTAGTTTCTCCTTGTTATTTTTGTTTGGTTACCTACAAACGGGTTAAAGAGGTCCGCGGGCATGTCTTGTCCAGATTCAGTCCGCTCGCGAACCACCGCTTTAAGTGTCTGAGCATGAACGCCTATTTTCTGGACGGGTTCATAGCCCTGACCTTTTGCAAGGGTAGCATAAGCCATTGCCTTGTTATCTTCGCCACGACCAAAGGTAACAGTGACATCATTTTTAATAATGTCCCCTAAGCCGTTTTCTCGAAGCCAGTTAAATGCCTCTTCCTGTTTATCGGGAACTATTCGGGCACTATAAAAATTAGTTACTTCTATTGAAGCACCATCTTTTAATTTTAATTTTTTAACATTCATTTCTTCCATCATTTTAGGAATGTCAAAATTAGAAAGCTGCTTAGCTTTCTCTTTTAAATCTTTTGTGTGATTCTCGGAAGCTGCAACTTGATCTTCCAAATTTCTAAGTTCAATTACCTTGTCCGATAAACTTTTTGTTTGATCAACTTGTGTAACTGAATCGACTCTATCTTTTTCAAAATCTATGTTATTCATCTATTTTTCCTTTCTCGTATAAATTTATTTCTAATGGATAATATACTTTTTCTTGTCGGTCCCATTTTAATAAATTAAATCTACCGCTGTTTATATCAGAAGCAATTGTACATGCCAACCCTATAATTGCAGGATCACCCGATAATAATAAATAATCTTTTGACGTGTAATTTTTTAATAATCTTCTTAATTCAAAAATCACTGGTCCAGGACTTAGAACAATTTGTGTATTTTCTTTTAGGAGAACTTTTAGCTTACCATATTTTAAAGCACCCATAATATTAAACTTAGGACGACCAATGCTCGTTCCTGGCAGCTCTTGTATAACGTAAACTATACTTTCTTTTTCCATAATTACTTTCTTGACAAGTTATAGGACTTTATTATATAC